ACCTCTCAGACACTAGCAATCTAAACTAAATGACAGCTAAATCCAGATACGATTATCTAAGTAAGTATCGTTCCCAGTTTCTAGACACAGCTGTTCAGTGCTCTCAGTTGACCCTGCCTACTCTCATCCAACAAGATGATGATGTAGGTCGATCAACCAACCTAAGGTTAATCACACCGTGGCAGTCAGTCGGTGCTAAAGGAGTCGTAACGCTAGCATCTAAATTGATGCTGGCACTACTGCCTCCTCAAACCAGCTTCTTTAAGTTGCAAATCGATGACTCAAAAATTGGTGTTGAATTACCTGTAGAGGCACGATCAGATCTCGATATCTCTTTTGCTAAGATGGAGAGATCAGTCATGGAAATCATAGCAGCATCTAGTGATCGCGTTACCGTACACCAGGCTTTAAAGCATCTGGTAGTTGGTGGTAATGCGCTTATCTACATGGGTCCTAAGGGACTTAAGCTATATCCATTGAATAGGTATGTTGTAGATCGAGATGGTAACGGTGAAGTCCTAGAGATCGTCACGCGAGAACGCATCAGTCGTAAACTTCTTGCACCTATCCTCACTACTGGTCTTCCTGTTAACTCACCAGGTGAGGACGGAGCTGACAATGAGGAAGATGTAGATGTTTACACACATGTCAAGCGAGATAACAATCGTCTTGTTTGGCACCAGGAAGTATTCGATAAGATCATTCCTGGCTCACAAGGTAAGGCACCTCTTGATGCTAACCCTTGGTTAGTCCTTAGGTTCAACGTTGTAGATGGTGAACCTTTTGGACGTGGTAGGGTGGAGGAGTTCCTTGGTGATCTCCGTTCACTTGAAGCTCTTATGCAAGCTCTCGTAGAGGGCTCTGCAGTGGCCGCTAAGGTGGTCTTTACCGTGTCCCCCTCTAGTACTACCAAGCCACAGACACTCGCCTCTGCGGGCAACGGAGCCATCATTCAGGGGCGTCCCGATGACATCTCTGTGGTACAAGTCGGTAAGACCGCTGACTTCAAAACTGCTATGGAGATGGCTAGTACACTAGAGCGTCGGCTTAGTGAAGCATTCCTTATCCTTAATGTGAGGAACAGTGAGCGTACTACAGCTGAAGAAGTACGCATGACACAGATGGAATTGGAACAACAGTTGGGTGGACTATTCTCACTCCTGACTGTAGAGTTCCTTGTTCCTTACCTCAATCGTAAACTCTCTGTTCTTCAGAAAACACAGGAGATCCCACGTATCCCTAAAGATCTTGTACGTCCTACCATTGTAGCAGGTATCAATGCTCTAGGTAGGGGACAGGATCGAGAGTCACTTACTCAGTTCTTTACAGTCGTTGCACAGACCTTAGGTCCTGAGGCATTGATGACTTATGTTAATGTGGACGAAGCAGTGAAACGCCTTGCTGCTGCTCAAGGTATTGACGTATTGAATCTTGTTAAGTCTGTGAGTCAGATTCAACAAGAACAAGGTCAACAGCAAGAGCAAGCTATGCAAATGGAGCAACTTAAACAAGCACCTAACATGGCTAAGGCACCACTGATGGATCCCACCAAGAATCCACAATTGATGAATCAACTTAATGGACAATCAGTCACCAACGAAAACCCGGAAATCGAGCAAGACACAGACATCCCCGGAGGCAGTCCCTTCGGTTGACAACGTTGATGATCCCAATAAAGAACTCGCTCCTCATATGAAGCGTAGTAAAATTGGTGAACCCACCATCGGTCGTTCCCCCGATTTTGTCAAGACAGTAGGTCTTGGAAATCTAACCGTTATCACAGCAAATGGCAAACGAAATTACGATTGATCCGTCCGAACTGGCAGAGGGTGAACTCTCTGCTGAAGAACTAGATTCCCTGGCAGTTGGTGAACGTCTAGCTGAACAAGAGAATGAACTGCTAGCTGGTAAGTATCGCTCAGCAGAAGAACTAGAGCGTGGTTATCTTGAGCTTCAGAAGCGCCTTAGCAATAAGGAAGAGCCTGAAGTGGAACAACAGGAAGAACCCGAACAAGAAGAGGCACAAGAGGTTGACCTCTATGACACGATCATGGAGTCCTACCGTACTGGTGAGTGGGATCCTGAAGTTGTTAGCAAAGTAGAGAACATGAGCCCTGTTGATGTGGCTAACATGTTCCTTGAGAATCAACAAGCACAACAGCAATCTACTCCCCAAGCATCAGCTGCTGACATTGAACAAATTCAACAGGGAGTAGGGGGTGCTGATGAATACAAGAGTATGATTCAGTGGGCAGGTCAGAACCTGTCAGAGGAAGAGGTAGCAATGTACGATGCAGTGATGGATCGTGGTGATCCTCTTGCTATGTTCTTTGCTGCTCAAGCACTGAATGCACGCTATCAAGATGCTATTGGTTACGATGGTGAGATGCTTACTGGTAGTGCACCTCGTAATACAGCTGATGTATTCCGCTCTCAAGCAGAGTTGGTAGCAGCTATGAGCGATCCTCGTTATGATAAGGATCCTGCATATCGCGCAGACATTGCTGATAAACTGGAACGCTCTAACATCAACTTCTAATGAACGACACTAACATCTTCGCTAAAGAACCACCCATGTATACTGACAAAGACTATACGGTACCCCACAATGAGCGTGCTGAACTACTCAACGGTCGCCTGGCTATGCTTGGCATTGTGGCTGCTATTGGCGCTTATGTCGTGACCGGTCAACTTATTCCTGGTATCTTCTAATGCCTCTTAAGAAAGGTTCATCTGATAAAACTGTATCTGCTAACATCAAGAAGATGAAGGCAGAAGGTTATCCTCAAAAACAAGCTGTTGCTGCTGCTCTTAGTAGTGCAGGTAAAGCTAAAAAGAAAAAGTAAATTTAATTAACCGATAGGTAATTATGACATACTCTGGTGCAACCACCTCTAACATCAAGCCTGGTCGATATTCCAACTCTGGCTTTGACCAAGCTGATGATATGGTGAAAATCAAGAGTGTTCAACGTAAGTTCCGAGATAGCTTTAGCTCGGCTTCATTGAATACAACTAATTGGTCTACCAGTATTGGTGCAGGCGGTGGTATTTCCCAGACGGGTGGCACCCTTGTGATGACCTCAGGCACCACTGCTAATGCAGTGACCTCTATAACTGGTAAGATTACCTTTACAATCCCGTTTCGTATTAGCATCGGCCTGACTCTTTCTCAGCGCATTGCTAACCAAGACTTTTACGTTGAACTTATTTCGGTAGACGATAATGGTGTGCCTGACGGTAAGCACAGCGCAGCCTGGCTATTTAATGGTACTACTGCTACAAACGCAATCTACTCGGTACAGAATGGAGGCTTGAGTCCTCTGCTTTCTGGAGCTTCTACGGTAGTAACAACCGCAAGTGGTGGCCTGTACGAGATTGAACCATTTGCTGATGAAGCTTGGTTCCACTCGTCCACAATGGATAGCAACTCAGGTCGGACGAACTCTTATCGCCGTCATCAACAGACACCTGATCCTAACGCTAAATATGTTTGCCGTCTGCGCTGGGTAAATGGTGCTACTCCTCCTGCTTCGACAACGACTGCGACTGTTCAGTTTATTGCGATTCAGGACTACGCTGAACTGACAGCAGAGATTACAGCTGGCCGTGGTCAGAACATTGCTGGGCAGGCTATTGGCGTGAACATAGTGACACAGCCGAGTCTGTCAGCTGGTAGTGCCGCTGTGGGTGATGTAGGTGTTCAATACCGGGCAAATGCAACAGGCGCTGCCTCTTCAGTCAGTGTCCTGAGCCCAGCTACTCCTGCAGCTGCAACAGTTAAAGCAACGGCTGGAAGGTTGGTTGCGTATTGTCTTCAGAATAGTTCGGCTGCAGTTAGATCGGTAAAGCTCTTCAACGTAGCAGCGCCAACTCTGGGTACAACGGCTGCTGTATTTGAGATTGATATCCCCGCCAATGGTATTGTTGCGCAAACAATTGAAGGTGGTTTGGGATTCAGCACTGCCATTACCTATTCGGTGACTTCAGCTAAAGGTTTGACTGATAACACTGCAACTGGTCTTGCTCTAGCTGACGTATCTGGTTTCTTCGCATTCGCATAATTAGAACAATGAAAGGAAAAGGCGGTAAAGGCGGCGGCAAGAAAGGCTGCTGATGTATTGGTAGATCCGCTAATACTGCGCGTGTATTGGCGGATTTGTAAGCGTAATCAATATTAAAGTTCTTTGCTTTATTATTATGATTCCTATTCTAACTACTCTGTCAGTCATTAGTTCTTGGTACGGACCTGGTTTCCATGGTTCGCTATCCGCGAATGGCGAACGGTATGATCAACATGCCCTTACTGCAGCGCACAAGACACTCCCCTTCGGTACAAGACTTAAGGTCTGCTATCAGAGGTGTGCCATTGTTCGGGTAACAGATCGCGGTCCTTACATTCATGGTAGGGAAATCGATCTTAGTAAAGGTGCGGCTGATGCTATCGGTCTCACTGACTCTGGAGTTGGACGGATTAAAGTAACTCGTCTTAACTAACTTCATTATGACTGCAATCGCAGTAACTCAGTCCCGGCCTAATAGCTGGGACTCTTTTTGTAGCTGGGTAACTAGCACCAATAATCGTCTTTATGTTGGTTGGTTTGGAACGCTGATGATTCCTTGCCTGTTGGCAGCAACCATTTGTTTTATTCTTGCATTCATTGCGGCTCCCCCTGTCGATATTGATGGCATCCGAGAGCCCGTAGCTGGGAGTCTTCTTTATGGAAACAACATCATATCGGGAGCCGTCGTTCCGAGCAGCAAT